CTCGTACCGGCTGATTGCCCATCTGTTGAGTGGTCGAAGCGGCCCACATTGTTGGCTTTGCTGACCAAGCTAGGGGCATACTCACGGTGGATTTGGGTTGTGGTGGCGTTGTAGTCAGTGGCCCCAGTGGTCGACAGGCTGGCAAATGCTACGTCGATGGAGCTTGTGCCGTCTCCGGTGTAGAGGTCTAGACCGTAGTTGTTAGACACGGGTGCGGCCGAATCGCCTAGCGATATGGTAACAGCCGTGGTGGTGGTAGCTGTCGCTTTAAAAACGCACTTATAGTAACCGTTGCCGGATGCGGTTTGCGTAGCTGACAGACTGGTCAAACTGCTGGACGCACCGTTGGATGTGTGAGTAGCCCCACCGGCTAGGTCGAACGTAGCTAAGCCAGCCTCGTCTGAGGCGGTATCGGAAGCAATCGTTAAATTTAAATAGCGTGTCCCAGAGTTTTGTTTTGCGTAGACCGTTAACGCCAATTCCCCGCTGGTTGAAATCTGCTGAAAGACACGGTGGAACGTCGACGCGCTATCTTCAACTAGAGTAAAACCGTCGGTCCCTCCAGCGGGGTCAGACTGACCACCCGTAGGTGTCGCGAGCCCTTGTTTGCTCCAAGTCGTGTCGAAGTCGCTCGACTGGAGGAGGAGGTTGTCCGACGAGAGGTGTTTGGAACCGTCCCACACGTTTGCCGTGCTGGCTCTGGTGAATGTAGCTCGTGGGTCAATGCGGCCACCGTTGGCAAAGTCAGCCATAAAGACGGGGCGCTGAGGGAAATTATCTGTGTAAGCCATGATTGTCTAAATTTACCAAGTTGCAACTGATGCACGTTTCCAAGTGTCTTTTGCTGTGCAGACGTAAACATAGGAAGCGTCTGCCGCAATCTCGCCCTGCACACCTGGCGCAGTGGCGCTGGCTGGCACTGGCACCATTGGAGTCTCGGCGTATGCCTGGCGGCCAAGGAATCCGTTCAATGGGATTTCATTGGGTGCCGTCCCAATATCCGCTTGCACCAAGCCAGCGGCATCCGGTGACACCTCCAAGCTTGTGCGGATGGCGCTTTTGTCGCTGCCGCTGGGGTCTTCATTGTCAAGGAAGCGAACAATGCGCCCCTTAAGGCGCTTGAGTGCGCCGTCCTCGTTGAAAACAAAAAACTTCTCGGTTGCCATGGTTGTCTAAAATGTTAGGCAGGGCAGGAGATTGGCGCACGATTAGCGCCGGCTGGTTTGTCTCCAAATTCGGTCAACGCCGACATAGAGCCCTATATAATAATGGTGCAAAGTGTCGCACTTACTGCCATCTTGATGGCTGACTCGATGACGTAGTGCCGCCGCCAGTGGCTTTGGCGCGTGCTGCTCGCACTGTGACGCCGCTCGATGAATGGGTGATAAGTGTGCCGGCAGATTTACGCGGTTGCAGCGATTCAACCGCCTCTTGCAGTTGCCTGATGGCATCAAGGATACCGCGAACGCTGAATTGACTAAGGCGGCGAAATCTCATGAGTAAATAGGGTGAAACTCTGTTGGCAGTTCGCCCGCCTCCATGTTGATGAACTCGCTCGCTATCTCAAATTTGCCATTGTAGAGCTCAGTGATAGTGGGCGCCTTTTTCAGCCAATAGGTGCCAGCAAAATCAAGCAAGAGCTCACCGCAAATGCTGTATTTTGTGACCGCTGTTTTTTGAGCCAAAATTAAATCAACCAAGCGATTAGTCGTCCATTGGTAACCCTTGCGCCAGGTGGACGCCTTAAGCAACGTGTTAGCAGGCACCACGCGCGTGTTGCGCAACGTGTATTTGTCGTCGTTGTAGGTTTCCTTCCCAGCAAGCAGCATGTTGGCGAGCTCTTCCGATTTGTCTTGAATTGCGCTTGTAAACGTGAAGGTCGAGTAGCTTGGCGCAACGTAATATGAGATTGATTCAGTCGTCTGATATTTCATGAATGACCGCAACTCAAAAGCATTATCGTTTGGCGTTGAACTGCCGTTTTCGCTTGCCTTAATTGCTCGCGCTTCCATTTCTGCTCGCACCTTGTTGCGGTATGCTTCGACGCCTTCAACCACCTTCATTTTGTGGCCTGGGTCTTCTGGAAAGTCCAAAGTGGAAAAATAGGGGCTCTCCCAGGCGTTGCGTTGCACCTCATACGGCGCAAAGGTCCATGTGTCTGTTTCTGGCTCAGTTGTTGGCGTTGTAATGATTTGATTGTCGGGCGACGAAAACACCACTTGCAACACACCGTAATCGCCGGCTTCTTGCCTTACATCAATTCGAGCAGCATTGCCAACATAAGCAGAATCAAGGGCAGCCGCCTCAATGACGCTCCATGGCCCCTTATAAGAATAGGTTGATTCCCAACCATTGGTTTCTGTCCATTGGCGCTGGATATTTTCAATTGAAAGCGCCGTTGTTCCTTTGAAATGAAGACTCATCTTTTGAGCGGGTCAGTATTGGCTTTGATGGCGTTGAGCGCATTGATTTGCTCTTGCCGGCTTTCTATAAGCTCGCGCTGCAAGCGTAGCGTTGTTGCTTCGCCGTAGTTCATGCCAGGCGCGTGCAATGCTGTGTCCATTGCAAAGTTGGCCAGCGATTCGGCGCCATAGTTAACAAGCGCATATCTAGCCGCTGAAAGTTGTTGATTCAATTTGGTCAACTTGTCACTTGCAGCAGCGTAATCTCTGACTTGCTGCGCGGTCATTGGCGCACCAATGCGCATTGATTCCGCAACTGCGCCACCAAGGCCGGCTTGCATAGTTGGCAAAAGCTCGGTGCCGCTTCGGCCTAGCAATCGCTGAACGTCTGCTAATTCGTTGGCTTGATTAACGCCTCGCTCGACCTGCTCGGCAATGCGTGCGAAAAGTTGCTCAGGATTCTTGCTCTCAAGCTCATCAAGCGTGATTCCGTAGCGTTCAAACGCCTCAAGATACTGCTTGTTGCCTTGCTTGGCATCTAGTTGGCGCACTGCAAGAGCCTTAAATGCCTTGCCCATGTCCTCAATGCTTCCACCGCTTTGCCTTGCGGCATAATCAAGGTGTTGGAATGTCTCAACAGCAACGCCCATCTTTGCGGCTTCATCGCGTATCCTGGCGCCTTCATCCATTGGCCCTGTCATCAGGCTGCGCATGATGCCGCCAACAATCGGGATGCCAGCCAGGCCGCCAATTAGGCCGCCTCTTGAAATGCCACCAGCGGCGGCAGCGCCCATGCCTTTGGCTTGTTGTGCCATAAAACTGCCAGCCTTAGCCTTCATGCGCTTTAAGCCAGCATCAAAACCCGTAGTGTCTAGCCCAACTTTAGCTTTTAGATTCATTTGCTGCCTCTTCTCGTTTGCGTTTCAGCTCGTGCAACTGTTGGAGCCCTGCCGCAAGGTCGCCTTCAATGATGCGGCTGCCGCCGTTCATTTCGTTGTTGCTGATAATGTCCCAATACATTTGCCCGAATGGCGCATCGTTGATTGTGTCTGGATTGTATCCAAGATTTCGCAACGCAATGGTGCGCATAATTTGCAGCGCTGGAGTCCCATACTTGACGCCAAAAGAGCCGTTGTTCTCAACTGCCATGGTGTCAGGTGCGCGCTTATTTAGCTCCAGGTATTCAAGGGCGCCTTGCATAACCTCATTGTATGGCCCAGGCAGCGGCTTGCGCGCATACCACCATTGACCAATGGGCGATAGAAACCACCCAAGCCACCTTGAAGCGCTGGCATAATTGCGCGAACAGATGCCAACAAAGGCATGGAAGTCGAGCGGTGTCAGCACCTCAAACAGTCCAAGCCGCTGCATCAACAGCGCGTGACCATAGGCAAAAGGGCGCAACTTGACGCCGGCCACATAGCTGTGACCAGGTGCGCAAGTTGCTGCCCAAGTGTCAGACATCAGTTTGCTGATGTGTCACTGCCGCCGTGAACTACGTTGAGGTATTCAATGGCTGAGATTGACCACTCGGCATAGGCGTTGTTGGAGCGTGTCTTTTCGGCACTCGTGATTGTGAAGTTCCCAAGGCCGCCTGTTGTGTGCGCTGTGTTGTGCTGTGATATTAAGCCAGCATCAGCATTCGCAGAGTTTACTTCAGCCCAATCAGCATAACTGACATCCAGTTTCATGCCTGCCGTGAAAGCAGTGCTAAACATGCTGTTTGCTTTGGCTAGGTTTTCATCCGTGCCAGAAGGCACTGATGCTGCATTTGCATTGGCTAAAATAATGCCAGTCAGATTCAGCACCTTGCGCTGGTTATAAGTGCAATGGCTCACAACTTCACCATTGCTTGATAATGCTTGGTTCGTGTCGGCCTCATAACTCAATCGGACCTCGCTTGCATACATTTCGCCAACAAACTTGTCCACATCTGAGCCGCTTGAATCATCAACAATGCGCAGCGTCACAACACCTGTGGTGTTGCTGCCTGTTATGTCATTTGTGCCGTAGGTGACCGGCGTTCCTCGTGTCAAAAGTGCCATGGTGTTTTATCTTTCTGTTAAGGTTTAAAAGTTTCCTAGTGCCGCTGGTATGGTGAGCGTGATTGATTCGCGCAAAATGGTGCCTTCAACATCGCGCTCGATGCCGCTGTGCTCACTGACTCCAAAAACATGTAAATCGGTGGCAGTGGTGTTGATGGCTTGCAAGCTTGGCCAAAATAACGAGTCTTCAACTGCGCTTAAAATCTCATCATGGACATCAAGCGCATTAGGTTGGCCATCCTCGTCAATCTCGCTCTGAACGCTCACGCTCAAGGTCACATCCATGTTGCCGGTGTTGGGCGGGTTTTGACTGGCGCCCACAAATGCCACCACAACGCAAGGCATGGCCTTGATGGTGTCATTTGTGCCAGCATAAACCGGCACGCCAACCTGGTCTTGCAGGTATACCTTAAACGCCTCTTCTGTTTGCTTGCGGTAACTCATCGCTTGGTTGCTTGCCAGTCTTTGCCCATTTTGCGCCTGATGTAGACCATCATGTCTGCCTTGTCTGCTTGTATGCCGCTGCGCAGTGCGTTTTTAAGATAAGGAATCGAAGCGCTTTGACTGTTTCCGTGAATGATTGTGCAAACTGGGTTTAATGGATTGCGCCGGCGTTCTGGTATCGCCTTGCCCTTTAGCTTAAACGCTTTCTTTTGCGTTGGCGGCCTGCGCTTCATGATTGTGTAAGTCTTTAAATCCCTGAGCGCACCATACCAAGCTTCGCGCCCGTAATTGCTGCCCTTGCCTCGATATACCAACATTCTGCGCAAGGCTTTTCTCATCGGGGAATTGCTCAAACCTTTCTTGCCTTGCATTCCGCGATTCCAATTTATCAGGATTGAGCCCAATGGCGCGCGTGCGTTTATTTTTGCAGGTGCAAGCAATTCTGAGCGAATACGCCCAGGCGCGTTTTTAGGTATGCGAACAAGGGTTTTGTAAATCACATTTGCTGCGCGGTTGTGGACAATCTCAACAAAACTGCGGCTTGATAACACGCTGTATTGTGTAAGCGTTTTGTTGAAATCAGCCATGTCCATGGCAATAGTTGTCTTAGTGCCTGGAATCATTGCTTTTTCATGAGGCCAAGCTCAAAGCTCGCGTCATTGGTTAGCACCTGCTGAATCTTGAACCGTTTGCCGCCTTTGGTGAGCGTGGCGCCCACAATCGGCTTGATGCCAGCATCAGCCCACTGCTTGCGGTTTGTGGTTAGAGTCAGGTCGTAGCCCTCCAAGATGCCGCCATCTTCGAGTTCCTTGGTTTCAGTGTTGCCGCTCTCGACGCATCGGAGCACGTTGCCGTGGTAGTCGAACACGCTGCCGGCAGTGCGCTCCAGGTCCACCTGCTGCTCGTATAAAAAGCGCGAGCGGTGGTGGCCCTGGTCAACAATGTATTGCTCTTGGAAATTGGTATGCGGCACTGGGTTTGAGTGCGCCACACTGTGAAAACAATCAGTGCGCGTGATGCCGCGCCCATCTGGCACGTTCAAGGTGATGGTGTAAACGTCTTCCCACTCGCCGCTTTCGTTTGTGCGCTGCACCGTGTAGGCCGCCGCATCGTATTGCGCAGCATCAGCGGTGACGCGGATGATGACGTTGCCAGCGCCAAATGTGCCACCTTCGCCAATCGTTGTGAACGTGGTTGGCGTGTCGTGCAAGGCGGTCTCATAGAGCCAGCCTGAGCGCGTGTTGATTATGCGGTTGTTGGCCATTTAAAAAACCCAGGCGAGCAGTTGCCCGCCGCGCCTGGGTGTGGGGTGTGGTGACCTAGCGAACGGTGGCAGCAAATTAGGCGCTGGCCTTTTTCTTGGCCTTGGCTTTGGGCGCGGATACGTCAACCTTAAGGTCGGCGCGCTTCCAATAAGGTGGCTTTCTGTAAACGCTAACGCCGCTGTATTTACCAGACGGGTTTTCGCGTTCAGCAATAAAGGCAGCCTTGCATTTGTCGGCGTCACCCATAGCGATAAGCTCAGGTGAACCGTCAGGCAAAAATCCTATCGTGAATGAAGTCTTGAATATCATGGTTTTGTTATTGGTCGGTGATTCTAATAAGTGCGTTTTGGTTGCCAATTGAGCATCCGTAGAGGATGCCAACGGTTAGGAACCATTTGCCCAGGGTTGGGTTGTAAAATTTTCGTGTCTGAAATGGCAGTCCCGTCCTTGGCTCTATGTTGTCAATGACTTCAACGTTGCCGTAGAGCGGGCGCCCGATTTGCCGCGCTGCAATACATAGAGCGCTTGGGTGGCAGTAAAATCCTTGCAGGTTGTTGCTGGTCGGAATGTCTTGATATTCAGCCACACCAAAACCGTGAATGGTTGAAAGCTCGCCCTCTTGGATTGGCTGCGCTGTGCCGTAGGCACTGGCGTCAATAATGCCGCCGTCTTTGCTAAGGCTTGCCGTGTAAGACGGGTTGAGCATCACGGTTCTCAGCGACCGTGGACAACCATTGGTTGTTAATGTGCTCGCGGCGTCTGCCAAATCATCACTGTCGAAATTGGCGGCAGTCCTGACTTGGGAGGCGCTGAATGCGGCGGGCGTAATGAGGCCAAGCAAATCGTCGGCGACCGCTTTTGCGGTGGCATCTATTGCAGGGCGTAAAAAGGCGCGCTCTAGAATGGTTGGGCTCTTGAGTTTTGAAATCTCAAAATCAGTAAACGCCATCGAGAAGCCCTTGAACTTGTTAAGCTCAATCTCAATGGCCGTGCTTGTTACATCGCTGGCGCTGTAGCCAGTAGACAAATCTTTAACTGTGACCGAAGAGGGAACGCGGGTCACTGTGCGGTCTCCGCGCTCCCTGACTTCGGTTGAGAAGTTGCGACTGACCAAGGAGAATGCAAAGAAATTGCTAGAGAGCAAATCAAGCATCTGCTCGCTTACGGCTTCTAAGAAAACGCCTTGGACAGTGTTTGCCATACTATTAAGCAGACTTGATGCGCTTCAGTGCGGCACCGTTGCCAACTGCAACACCGTAAAGAACACCCATGGACAAGTAGTGCTTGCCAGCGGTGTTGTCATACCAGGTGCGGAGCTGGATAGGCAGCCCAGTGGATGGGTCAACAATGTCGGACACCTGGACGCTGCCATCAGCAGGCGCAGCAGGCTGACGAGCGGCCAAACACAGGGCGGAAGGGTGCAGCGCAATGGCGGCGAGGTTTTCGCTGTTGGTTGGAATGCCGGTGTATTCGTAGAGGCTGAAACCATGCACGCGTTGGGCTGCATTTTCCTGCACGCCGGCTGGGGTGCCGTAGCTGGAGGCATCCTGCACGATGGCATCCTTTTGGATGCTGGCGTAATAGGAAGGCGGCAGAATCAACGCGCGCTCGCTCTTAGGGCATTTGGCGGTGGTCAAGTCGGCTGCCAGGTCGGCCACTTCGTCAACGTCGAAGTTGGCGGCAGTAATGACCTCGTTGGCGCTGTAGTTAGCGTTCAGCACCAGGGCGAGCAAGTCGTCCATTACGGCATCAAGGGTAACCTCTAGGGCTGGCGCCAAGAACACGCTAGAGAGCCAGTCGAAGTTACCAGCCTTGCTGACTTCCATGTCAGTGAACGCCATGCTGTAGCCCTTGAACTTGTTCAAGGTCACGGTGACGGCGGTTGATGTGACGTCCGTTGCAGCATAGCCGGCCGACAGGTCGCTTGCGGTCATGCTTGATGGGACGCGGGTGGTGACAGATTCGCCGGCGCCGCTGATGTCGTCGCTGAAGTCGCGAGAGAATGCGCGGAGCGGGTGAAACTGAGTTGAGAGATAATCAAGCGACTGTTCGCTGATTTGGGCAATGTTAATGCCTCCAAGTGTATTGGCCATTTGTTATAGTCTTTCTTTAATGTTTTTGAGGTAGAAAGCGCGGCGCTCCTGGCGGTCTTCAATGGCATTGTATTGATGCCAAAGAGTGTCCATGTTTGCCTCTGGTGCCGGCTCTTCGGTTGCTTCCTCAACTGGGGCTTCAACGCCTACGCTGGCCGCAATTTCAACGGCCTTGTCGGCGGCGCTCTGTTGTGCCTCCTCAAGAAGTAAATTTGCTTCTTCAAGCAACTTGATTTTGCTTTCAAGTGCTTCAATGTCTTCGGCGTGTTGTGCGCCTAGTTTGGCAACTTCTTCGGCGTGGCTTGCTGCCGCGCCTTCGATTTCTGCCTGTAGGTTTTTGTTTGCCTCGGTGGCGGCTTCCAGTTTGCCTGACAGGCTGGTCAGCTCGACGTTGGCCTTAACTAAATCAAGGATGGTTTTCATTGGTTCTATTGGTGATTGTTTAAAGGTTAGTCATTAGCGCGATGACATCGTTTAGGTCGTCCACCACTCCATCTGCCAGGCCGGCCTCAATGGCTTCCATGCCCTCGTAAACCTGGCCGGTCATTGATGCGTCTGGCACGTTGCGTTTGATGTTGATGTCGCCCTTAAATCGCTCGTGCCATTTGTTGACGTTTGCTTGCAGGCGCTCGCGTGCTTCATCGCTCAATGGTTTGAAGTCGGCGTAATCAAGCTTGTTGTCGCCAGCGGCGATGGCGTTGACGCGCAGCCCTTGGTTGCGCAGATATTCGCTTTGGTCCAGCAATGCGATATAAACGCCCACGCTGCCCACTTCGGCGCTTTGACTCAAAAGCACGTTGTCGGCTTGGCTAGCTATCCAGTAGGCCGCACTTGCGGCGGTGCCTTCCGTGTAAGCAACAAGCGGCTTTTCAACGCGGCGCATTTTGGCGGCAAGCTCTGGCAAGCCAGTGATAGTGCCGCCAGGTGAATCAATGTGCAGCAAGATGGCGTTTACATTCGGGTTAGCGTCTGCCTCGGCCAATTGGGTGGCAATGTCGTCGTAATCCGTCATCCCAAACATCAGCTCCCAATCCGTGAGCATTTTGCCCAGGGGTCCATGGATGTGAATGATGGCAATGCCGTCGACTTCTTCTGGCGTTGGTGGCTCATAAGGGCCGCCGTCCTCTTCGTCGTAGTGATACGCTTCAGCGGCAGCAACAAGCGTGCTGTGAAATTCTGGGCGAATGGCCCATGGCTCGTGTGCCAACTTATGCGTCAATCTCGCTCTCATTATTAAAAACAGGGTTAGGTGTGCGCTGGCTCAGTAGGTGTAAGGCGGTTTCCATTGAGACGCTGTATTCATCAGCCAGGCGTTTGGCGCGGCCTAACAAATCGCTTGCTTCGCGCTCTACCTGGTCGCGCATCTCTTGCCAATCGTGGCCGCGTTCGCCGGCATCCTCACGCATGGTGCGCAGGCCCATCTTGATGGCGTCTTGGTTGGCGCGTGCTTCGCGGCCAAGGTCAACGGTGATTTTCTTGGGCGCCTGCCAGTTCACTCGCCACCAGTTGTCGCTTGGCGGCAGGTCGCCGCGCTTGATGCCGCGAGCAATAACCCAGCCCCAGACGCGGTTACAAAAACGGGAAGTAAGAAGGTCTTGGCGTTCCTCGAATCGTCTAGCCGCTTTTTCTAGTATGAACCTTGAAGCGGTTCCTTGTTTGCTGGGTTCGACTACAAATTCGTATGGCACACCAAGACCAAGAGCGACGTCTCGAATTAGGTATTCGAGGAAGCCAGTAAACGCGGGCGATGGCTTATTGCTGGCAAAGCTTTCTATTGATTCACCAATCTTGAGGCGTGGCACCATGCCGGGTTGGAAGGTATCCCAAGGCACTGTGCCTGTGTCAGCGGCGCCATAACCGTCCTCGATTAGGCTTATGCCATCTTCAGCACTGGTGTTCTGGGAGGTGATGGCCATGCCCACGGCGCTATTCATTTTCACGCCCACTTTCTCAAATTCGAGGATGTCGATTGCATCCCTGATGTGGTCAATGGCGTGCGTTAGCGCTGACACTCCGCGCAGTTGCGCCACGCGGTCAGGGTCGTAAACCAGGATGAAATTGTTGGCGCTTATCGAGCGGTAATCATCGCCATCCTTGACCGTGTAGGCGGTAGGGCGGCCAGCGGGTGACACTTTCACGCCGTCATGGCCTTCGCCATAATATTGCGGCCCCTCGCTCAAGATGTTGTGAGATTCGACGAGTTGCAGTTGCGGAAAGGCGTCCTGGCGGCCAACCATCAGGAATCCAATGTCACCGTCAACGTCCATCCTGATGGACGCAAGGCGCTGCATCTGGGCAAAATTAAATTGGCCCGCGACATCGCAAACCTTTGACCACTCGGCAAAATAGTCTTCGTAAGCCTTGCTTGCTTCGCTTGCTTGGCTCTGAGGCTTGAGCCCCGTGCCTAGAGCGTAGCGGCTGACATCGTTGACCGCGCCGCGCACCATGCCGTTGTTTGTGTAGAGCCATCGAGCAAATCCCATCAACCGCCGCCTAGCACCACGGTTCAAGGTGTTGCTAATATCGCTGACAATATATGGCAGCGATGTGCGGAAGCGGTTTGACTCGGTGCCGCGGTAATGGCTGGTTATGCTGGCGCGCTTTTTGGGCGCGGTCTCAATGGCGATGGGGCGCCCGTTGTGGTCTACTAGGCCGCTCATCTGCTAAAACGTGCAAAAGTCATTCGGGTCGGCTTAGTGCCGGTCACGAGACCTTTTTCGATTAAAATGGGGGTGAGTTGTGCGGCAAGCTCGTCGGTGGGCATCACGAGCTCACGGGTGCCGCTCTGGCTGGCATTGGAAAACGAGACGGTAACGGAGCCCGACAATATGGCATCAGCAACCCTCTGTTGGAGGGTCGTTAACCATGAGTCAGACTGAAGTCGGAGGAATCCGCTTATGTCACTTGCCATCTATATATAGGTGGCAAAGTGTCGCACCTAGCTATCAATCAGCGGTCGAAAACAGCTTGGCAATGGAGGCAGCCACCACTTGCATGAGCTCGCAGTCCCAGGCGTGGTTGGCTCGAAATGAAATCCAGCGCAAGGTTGTGCGGCCATGCTTATCTAGCACCTCGCGCTTGCGTTCACTGTCGATTTGTTTGGCATATTCGTCTGCCATATCGCCCAAGTCGCACACTTCCCATGGGTGGCTTTTGCCGCTCTTGAGAAGTTGCAAAACGTCCTTGGTGGTGGGGTTGGACCATCTGAAAACTGGCGGCGCTGTGCGCCCTGTAGCGCTCACGCGTGTTGGTTTGCTGAACATGCGGCGCACGGTGTGGCCATTGATGTTGTGCGCGTAATCAATGACGTCTTCGCCTCTCATGCCCATCCAACCATAGCGGCCACACTCGGCCAACACCCTGGCGCGCTGATAGCCGACATCGAGGAATGTGCGTTGAGGCGCCACATTGTATTCCTTGCGCATGGCCTCAATGTCATCAAATGACGTTAGGCGGCGGAAGGTTAGCAGTCGGCTTGCGCCTGTTTTTGACCATGAGCGGCAGACCGCCCAAAACTCCTCAAGATAGGCTTGAACGTCTACGGTCAAAAATCGGGTGGCTTCATCTTCCCACTCAGCGCCTGGCTCATAGTCCTTGACCACCACTTTCTCAATGTCCACATGATTGGTGGCTTTCCAAGGCTCTGCCAATCTCAGGGTCACAAATTCGCGGAGCGGCTGAATGTAGCCGGCAGCGGCGTGCTGTTTTGCTCGCAGAAAATCAACCACCAGGTCAGCCCATGGCATCACTGACGGCGGCAATGCTAATTGATTGAACGAAAACGAGCGCACCCTTGGCGTTGGGTTGCTGTTGCTGGCCTGATATCCGCCTCGGCTCATCGCTCGCCAGTTGGCTTCGGTGTTTTCGTGGGCATGGTCACAATGTGGGCAAACCATGCGCACGGTTTTAGCAACTTGCTCGTAATCCCAAACGCCGTTTGGCTTGGTGGTCTCGTTGGCGTCCCATCGCACCACCTCGTAGAAAGCCGGCGCAAATAGCTTATTGCATCCCAAGCAAACCAGGTGCCAATGCTCACAGGTGCCGGCTTGGAATGCCGCATCAAAATCGCTGCCCTCCTCTTCGGGCGTGCTGGACAACCAGTGCTTGCGGTTCCAATAACGAGTTGTTCGCGCGCGTGCTCTTGCCAGCATACCTGGCCGCCAGGCGCTAACCTCGTCACCAAATAGCCAGCGGATAGACCATGACCGCAAAAAGTTGTTGTTTGCGGCGCCCAGCTTGAGCGTGCAGGTGTTTAGAAAAAGCTCGGTGTTGGTCTTGCGGTGGCGGTCACGTGGAAATTGCTCGCGGATTGGTGCGCATGATTCGAGCATGGGCATCAAGCGCTCTTTGCTAAAGTCCTTGGCGGCATCTTCGTCCTGCATGACCGTCATGGTTGGACCTGGATGATTGGCGATTGCCCAGGCGGTGGCCACCTGCATTGAGACGGTTTTGCCAGTTTGGGCGGCACAATTAAGCACTACCTCCTCGATGCCTGGGTCGGCAAAGGCGGCCAGCGGTTCAATCAACCACGGCGTCTCGCTGGCGCGGAATTGGTTGCCATAGGGCGATTCGCGCAGGCGCACATGCTCAAGCGCCCAATCTGGAATGGTCGAGGCATCCTTCTCGGCAAATGCCACCTTGCAGCAATCTTTAATAATTCGCTGCATATTTGCTCAAGGCGTCCCTTACCTTGGTGTTGTATTGGGCAATGATAGGCTGCGCCTCGGTTGGCGTCAGGCCGGCCACAAGCGGCGGCAACTTGGCCTCTTGCTCATCCAAATGCTTGGCGAACTCTTGGCAGATTGCCATCACGCCGGCTCGCACATCTTCGCGGTCCAGCACCTTGCCGCGCATTCCCTCAAGCTCAACGTCTAGCTTTTCAACCTGGCGCCTTATCTTCTCAACTTCATGCCACTCCTTGGTGCCTGGTTGCGCCTCGTTGCTTGCCTCAACCGCGTTGGCTTCGCGTGCTTTTGTGATGTCTTCAAGCTTGTAAAGATGGGCACCCCTCTCGCCAGTGCTTGCCACTGGAACGCGCACTAGGAAGTTGCGCGCTTCGTGATAGCTCATGTCGAGCTTTTGGGCGACATCGCTGATTCCAAGTAGCCTTTCGCTTTTGGAAGTCTTTGCGTTTGTGCGGTTTGATGGTGTGGTCATGCGATTACAGCGTGCTCGTGCGCGGAAACC